GGGTGGGACTATTCCAAAATAATAAAAAAGCTAGATGGGTAAGCATCAAGTCCCTAGACGCAGAATTTTTATGAGATAGTTTTGAGCGGTTGTGCAATATAAAACCAACCCCCCTACCCCCCTTACCGGGGTCAGCCAAAAGTTTTACTGTCGTAAATTGTGGGAACTTTAGTATTATACTACTTTATTACTATATATACTACTATATTATTATATATATACTATAGTTACTATATATACTACTAAGTTAATATATAAAGAATATATAATCCATTATCTATTTATATTACCCCCAAGTTATATATTATATTACCTATTTATATAATTATATGTTTATTTATATATAGTTATGTAAGTATTGAGTAAGTTAGTGAGTGCTTACACTGTTACTAGTAACAATTGATAGACATATTCTATATGTTGTCCGCACTAGGGGCCGCACTACCAGGGAAGAGGGGTGTTTCCAGCCCGTATTCCCCTACGTTTGACTCGGATATTAAATGCTGCTACTATCCAGCCATCGATTCAGCGAGTGAGTGATTCGGAGCAGCTACCAGGGCGAATAACCCTAGGGTTGACAAGGGATTAGGAACCCGCTACTATCGGTATCAATGAGAGCAAGTTGCATTGAAGCTCTATAAATAAATGCAGCCCGAAAGCTTAGACCTAGGCGACGCAACGTCCTAGCGAGTTCGGTAGGCGCAAGAATCTGGAAGGATTCAGGCAAAACCTAGATTACAATAGGGATATGTTGCCAGCCCTTTACAGGGTTTCGGGAAGTATGTTACTAGTAGCATGCTTCTTCAAACCTCAGTAAGTCTTAACCAAAGCAAAAGGAAACATCATGTACGCAGCTGACCTCCGCCATGCCCTGCAACTTGCCAAAGAAGGCAAAGACATTAGCCGGGAAGCTGGCTCCGGAATCTGGGCCAACTATGTCCGGGCAACTTGCTACCCCATTCAACCTAGCAACGTGGAAGAATTGGACCGGGAGCACAAGCGAGTAGTGGAAGAATTGGAATCCATCAAGGAACTGTCCAAAGAAGAAAAGAACAGTCTCCGCTCCGCCAAGTCAGTAATCGGCAAGGCTGTTACTAATAGCATCGATGTATGGAAGCGTAAGGAAGACGGCTCCATTGAGACTGACGACAAGGAAAATCCTACCCCCAAAGGCAAGAGTGAATTGCAGGAAGCTAAGTCTGATTTCGAACGTATGATGTCTTTCATTGAAGCAGCCCAGAAAAAGTGGGATAGCGAAACCCGCGAATCGTTCACTGAGGAACAGCTGGATCGCCTGTGGGGTGCCATTGCAGTGCTCGGTGACAATGTCAACTCTGCCCGCCACGGTAACTAAATGAGGGACGGGGCTTCGGCCCCGTTACTAATAACATGCTGTACAAAATCCCGAAACGTAAGCCCCGGATGTCTGAGGAAGACAAGCTAATCATTGTCTTCGGATGCTTCCTGATGGTTATTAAACTGGCCCTTGTTGTTGTACTTACCGGAAACTAATCATGCGTAAAATTGAACAGGCTATGTGTCTCGCAGTGGGTCAAAAGCGTAACTGGAAAGATGCCAATACCCGGGTTGATTACCACAATGATGAAAACGGGGAGACTGCGGAAGTTTATTTGCATGGTAACCACATCGGCACGTATGTGTACAAACAAGTACAATTTTACGTCAATGGATCAACCCTAGCCAAGTGGCCAACTCGCACCACAAAATCACGCCTCCGTGCATTGGGAGCTAAAGTATGAGGGACTTCATCGATGCGCTGATAATTGTCGGCGTGGTGTTTGTTGCAGTGGGTGCATTCTTTGACATTCTCTGGAGGTAACATGTACTCTTTCATTGTCGGAAACTACTATGTAAAATCGCATGGTAATGGGTGGGCGTATGAGATTGAAGACATTAGTACCGGAGAAAGTTTGTTCTTCCAAGATGACGACGCACACAACTTGCGGAAAGATACGTGTGATTTTGAAAACACTGAGGCTATTGAGGCAGCATTTGAGGGGTGTTACTAGTATGAAAAAACTTATCCACTATAAAAAAGTAGGTGGCTTGCATTTTGTGCGTGTGTACAAATTCGGGTTTAGCTTCTACATCTCGAAAGCTGCACAATGAATGTAACTGCCTACGTTACGCACCCCATGAATCCGGGAGGATTCTTCTGGCAAGTGTTCGATGTTACTAGTAACGTAGAAGAAAGCATCACATCACGGGGTTACATTCTGGATAGGTATGTGGTGAACAAGCCCGCCAGCAAGAAAGCCCCATACAAACGTCGGGTAATTCCTGTGGTAGAATCGCCCGGTGCACATTTGTTCAACGTGTGGAATAGTGGAAAGGTCTGTCATCATGCGTGATCGTCGCTTACTTGAGTTTAAAACGCAGGAAGAGCTTGCATCTTTTATTGAGGAATTTAACCAGCGTCTGCGGGATCGTGGCATGGAGTTAGATTTTGAGACTGAAAAATGGCTAGATAGTGAGTTCCACCGCATCTTTGTGGCATACAACTATGCCGATGTTACATCGGTAAACTAATATGAAAAACTGGCCCTTCCCCGCAAAGCCCATTCCGGTAAACCCTCGCAAGCCTGCGCCCGCACGGCCTGACCATGAGGAAGCCCCATTCTAAGGAATATATGACCACCTACCTTGACGTAAAACAATTCGAGACTTACGTAGCAGCATGTGCCCGCAATTCCGGCGTGACGGTAGAGTGGGACGCTGCGGACGGGGTGCCTCGCACTGACGGTAAGCACATGTGGCTACCAGCCATTACTAGTAGCAGTAGCGAAGAATGGCTTGCACGTATGCGCTATTTCGTAAAGCACGAAACTAGCCATGTTGTACACAGTGACTTCAACTATCTCAACGAACAAGCCCCTACGGGTTTGCTTGCCCTCCTGAATAACCTTATTGAAGACCACCGCATAGATTACCTAAACGACATGGAGTATGTCGGGGATCGTGCCATCAGTAACGCATTCTGGACCCTGCATACCGGGGACATTAAGAAGCGCATGGGCGGTGCAGATAAGGAACTTCAAGAACAGCAATTACTAGTATTGCCTGTGTTTGCATGGGAAGCTGCTAACCGTGACTGGATTATGTCTTCCCCTGAAGCACTGGCAGAAATGCTACCCTTGCTGGATGCGGAAGGACGTGAGCGTTACAAAAAGCTGCGAGCCTACACCGATGAGCTACTTGATGTGCGTGAGAATGGCGGTGCTGTAGAAGTTATGGATCTTGCTAAGAAGATTCTTAAAGAAATCTACAATGAAGACCCTGAGAAATATACCGATACTGAGAAAAGTAAAGGTAAGGGTAAAGGCAAGGGTGAGGGTGACACTGACGACGCAGAAGGTGGCAAGGCAGTTGACGACGACGTAGACCGCCTAGTGGAAGTGGACAAGCTTATGTCTTCTATGGGGCATGAGCACAAGCCTAGCCGTACTGGTATCCATCTTAAGCATGTAGAAAAGGGTAGTGGTGTCTATGCAATTCCTACCCCTGATGAGTACTACATCCTAGGGTTTGATAAGCCCATGCCTGCGGTTATGCGTGAAGCTATTGCCACACATCCGTACTTCAATAGTGGGGAAGTACAAAGCTACGTTACTAGTAATGCTAAGCCCTTGTCCAACAAGCTACGCATTAAGCTGCAGACACGTAGCCGTGATAGGTATGAGTACGGCAAGAAGCGTGGCAAGCTGCACAATGGTAGCCTGCACCGTGTGCTACAGCAAGATAGCCCGTTCGCAGACCGTGTGTTTCGTCAACGTGTTACTAGTGACACACTAGACACTGCGGTGTGCTTGCTTGTGGATTGCAGTGGCAGCATGTCTGGCAGTAAGTTTGAGATGGCATGTGCTGGTGCTGGTGCACTTGCGGAGGCACTGAAACCACTGAACATTGCACACAGTGTGTACGGGTTTACTAACCTAGCATTTGACAAGCTAGATAATCCTGTGGTATGGTTGTTCTCAGAGTTTGGTGAGCGTGTCAATCAAGATACTCTTGTGAAGCGTTTCAAGATTGCAGCGGGTGCCCTGTGGGACAACAGCGACGGTGATGCAATTGCCTACGCTACCTACAGACTGAGCCAGCGTAAGGAGCATCGTAAGGTACTCATTGTGCTGTCTGACGGTAGCCCTGCGGGCCGTGAACGTGCTGGTGATGTTGTGGGCTATACACACAAAACCGTTAAAGATGCTGAGAATATGGGGATTGACACCTATGGTATTGGTATTCGTGATAATAATGTTAAGCATTTTTATAAGAAGCATGTAATCGTTGACAAGCTAGACAAGCTTGCGCCCACAATTCTATCAATCGTAGATCGGAGTATTTAACATGAGCAGCCCTGACTTGAACGACCGCGTAGCCAAAGCCATCGCCGAGCATCTCGGTAAGGCACCCAAGACTGCTGAGCCTAAAGCAGCTAAGCCTGCTGCAAAGGAGCCTGTTGGCCTGAAGCCCGGACAAGTGTGGTTTTCCAGCGTGTTCGACTATCGCCCTAAGTTTGGTGACTTTGGCATTGCTGCACCCGAGCCTGTCTCTGACCCTAATGTAGCACGTCTGATCCCGTCTATTGACCCTGACTACGTTGTGCAGAAAGACGAAGCAGCGTTACTAGTAGCAGGCATTGAGGACGGTGATAAGTCCCTAATCACTGGCCCTACTGGCAGCGGTAAGTCATCTCTGGTTAAGTATGTGTGTGCCAAGCTTAACCGCCCGTTCATCCGCATCAATATGTCGGGTGACGTAGAGAGTGCATCCCTGTTCGGTACTCTGGTAGTGCGCGGTGGTGCAACTGTCTGGGAAGACGGTGCCATCACTGAGGCAGCTAAGTACGGTGCTGTGTGCCTAGTTGATGAGTGGGAACTGATGCCCGCAGAGATTGCTATGGGTATGCAGAACTTGCTGGAAGACGGTGGCTATCTCTATCTAAAAGAGAAGCCGGGCACTAGCGAAGACCGCACTGTTGTCCCTCACAAAGACTTCCGTCTGGTGTTTGCTGGTAACACTGTGGGTCAGGGTGACACCACTGGTGCATTCTCTGGTGTAGGTATCCAGAACAGTGCAACCATTGACCGATTCACTAACACTGTGCGTCTGGGCTATCTCAGCCAACAGCATGAGGTTGACATCATTACTAGTAAGACTGACGTAGACAAAGACGTAGCTACTAAGATGGTGCGCCTTGCTTCACTGGTGCGTCAGGCATACGACAGTGGTAAGATTGGTCTTACAATGTCGCCGCGTACCCTGATTAATTGGGGCCGCAAGATGGTTCGCTATGACACGCAGTATGCCCTACAAGTTAGCTTCCTTGAGAAGCTGACTCCTGACGACAGCAAGAGTGTCTCGGAGTTGTACGTCAAAGTGTTTGGCTAATGTGTCACCAACACATCAGCGCGTTCGTGTATGACAAGAGGGGGCGCTTGCTCTCCTCTGGTCAGAACAGCTACGTGAAGACACACCCGCTACAAGCCCGTATTGCTGCGGAGGTAGGGGAACCACACAAGGTTTTCCTACATGCAGAGGTGGCAGCATTGGTTAAGTGTGATTGGAACAAAGCCTATCGCATACTAGTAACGCGCTACAACAAACAAGGCAAGCCGTTGCTGGCAAAGCCGTGCAAGGTCTGTCATCAAATTATCGGCATGACTAATATTAAGATTGTGGAGCACACATGAGCATCGACGCAATGAAGCAGGCGCTGGTGGCGCTGGAGTACATCCACACCGAAACCACGGAGGACGAGGACGAGCTGATCCATGCCGCCATTGCTTCCCTGCGCCTCGCCATTGAGCAGGCCGAGCGGCAGGAGCCGGTGGCGCACTTGATTGAGTACGGCAACGGCGAAAAGGAACTGCGATTTCAGCCAAACGGCTGGGGTGACAAGGTCACGCCCCTCTACGCTATGCCGCAACCCATCGAAGCCCAGAAGCTAGTCGCATGGCTGACGGATCGACAAGAAATGTATTTCGACAAGGAAGACGCAAGGCGTTATTCGGACGGGTTCATTCAACCCCTCTACGCCGCCCCGCCCCAGCGCCAGCCGCTGACGGAGGCTGAACTCAAGCACCTGTGGGAAACAATCTACGACCACGGTAACGGTAAATACGAGGGCAGACAGAGCCGGGAGCAACGTGAACGGGCCTTTGCAATTCTCAATAGGATCGGGGGGGAGGCATGACCCGCGACGACATCATCCGCATGGCGCGGGAGGCTGGATTGCACAGGCAACAGCACAACCTGATGAGCAACCCGGTTCAATACCGATATAGCTATGACGGCTATGAGGAAAACCTTGAACGCTTCGCCGCCCTTGTCGCCGCTGCCGAGCGCGACCGAGTGTTAGAAATTGCCAAGGGCATGCAGGAGGAACTTCAGGCTAAGTTCGAGCAGAACTACATGCAAGGCGTAATTGCAGGTGCCGCAGCCGAGCGCGAGGCGTGTGCGAAGGTGTGTGAAAGCCTAATACCGCCAGCAGGCCCAGTAGTTGATTTATCTCCAGACATGGTTGCAATCGGCTGCGCCGCCGCCATCCGCGCAAGAACTTAAGGAGTTACTAGTATGAACGAACGTTTAGCACAAGAAGTTTTTGATATGTTAGAAGATGCACTGTGTGATGCCGATTGGGATTACGTAGTGGAAGCTAGAGAAACCCTAAAGAACTATCTAAGTAGGTGTGATGCACTTACACAGCTAGTGCAAGAAGGACAACGGTTAGGCGGTTACGACTGAGGAATAATATGACTACCCTGTACGGACGAGATGCGTTATCTGTGTTACTAGTAAGCACTCCCGATTGGGAGCACATGAAAGACGGTGATCAGGAGAAACACAACCATGTAGATTGTCCGGCAGGGGAAGACACTAAGCAACGCCTGTACGTCAAGCACGTAGACGGTGCCATACTATTTCATTGCCACCATTGCGGCACCAGTGGCTACTATCGCCCTAGAGAGCGTTACTCTCCCATTACCGTCTCTGGCAAAGAGGCAATTGGCGCACACATAGTTAAAGACGGTAACAAGGCGTGGCATGCGCTACTAATGAAGGAAGAAGACTATGACAACTTCCGAATTGAAGGGCAGTTGTGGCTAGGGCAGTATGGGTTTGATAAGCAGCTGTGTAGCGAATATTCAATCCGTGAGGTAGAGCATGGCATTGTTCTTCCAATCTATGGTCGCGACGTACTTGGTCCCAATATTGAAGGATATCAAATTAGGCGCTATAATGGTTCCCCTAAGTACTATACGTACACTGGTGTTCCGTATAGCTATCTCGCGCAACATGAGCGCGACAACAAGCCGTTAGTAATCACGGAAGACTTACTTAGCAGCTACAAACTGCATGCTGCAGGGTTTAGTACACTGTGCTTGCTCGGCACTAACTTAAGCGATAAAACCGCAGTACACATTGGAAACACCTACCCTCGGCAGGTTCTGTGGTTAGACGACGATAAGGGCGGGCACCACGGTGCCCTAAGTATAGTGAAGGAATTCAGTGTTCTTTTGCCCGAGCTTACTGCGATATTTCATAAACAACCAAAAGAAATTGACATGGATGATTTAAAAAGAATGGAGCTTTAATGAGTTACGACATTGACTTGCTAGCAGTTACTAGTAACAAGGCAACGTATGAAAGGTTCAAAGATCATGTAAAGAAACACAACGTATCTTCCATTACGCTAGAGTTATTCAATGCGCTCGGAGAGTATTGGGAGAGCTATCCTCTACGCACTGAGGTGGATGTCGCAGAGTTCAAGACATTCTTCTTCATCGTAAAAGGTAAGAAGATCAAAGACCCTGCCAAGTACGAGCTAGCGTTTAACAACTACGAGAAGGCACTGGAGCTAGAGAAACCCATTACCAAAGACATCCTAGCCAAGCTAATCGAAACTGACTACGCTACGCAAGTGTATGATGTGTGTGTTAAGATTGGCACAGGCAGGGGCGGTGACTTGTTGTCTGTTGAGGAGATGCTCAACAACTACAAGAAAGAAATCGGTGCCACGGTAGAGAAGAGCGAGGTGTTCGTTAGCCCTAGCCTAGACTATCTATCCAGCGTGGTAGCTAGTGGTGGTCTGAAGTGGCGACTGAAGGAGTTGAATGTTTCGCTAGGCCCAATTCGTAAAGGCGACTTCATCATCATTGCTGCACGGCCTGAGACAGGCAAGACAACGTTCGTTGCCAGTGAAGCAAGCTACATGATGTCGCAGCTACAGCCTGACGAGCACGTGATTTGGATCAACAACGAGGAGGCTAGCAACAAGGTGATGATGCGTGTCATTCAGGCAGCGTATCAAGTTACTAGTAGCGAACTGTTAGGTGATCCCAAAACTTACGAGCTAGGATTCCTAGCACAGGGTGGCGATAGGTTTCTGATTCTTGATGATGACAGCAACGTCAAAACAGCTAACAAAATCTCTGCACTGTTCAAGGAGTTCAAGCCGGGACTCATCATCTTTGACCAGCTAGATAAGGTGCATGGGTTTCCTAACGACAGGGAAGACCTACGCATTGGCAAGCTGTACGAGTGGGCGCGTGATGTAGCTAAAGAATACTGCCCGGTCATTGCTGTTAGTCAAGTTGACGGCACTGGTGAGGGTGAGAAGTGGATTCAAATGAATCAGCTACGAGGGAGTAAGACAGACAAGGTAGGTGAGGCAGATGCCATTGTCACAATCGGTAAGAGTAACGAGCCGGGGATGGACTTACAGCGTTACATTCATGTGCCTAAGAACAAATTGTTCGGTGGCCCTGACACGCTAGAGGCACATCGTCACGGGTGTTTTGAAGTTGATATTGATCCAGCGAGGGCACGATATGTCAGCAAGTGGAAAGTCCGTTAAGAACGGCGATGTCTACATGGATGATGACGGGTATATGCGCGTTCTCATTTCCAACACCGGGGACGCATGGTTTTCATATCTTGTACCAACAGACGGAAAGTTTGCATGGCTAGGTGAGCCTAGAGCAAAGGCATTCATTCCTGACAAAAGCAAGTATGTGATGAACATCAAGGACATGCTTATCAGCGTACGAGAGGAGTTGATGCGTGAACCTAGTAATTGACCTAGAGACAACCATGCGGTGCCCTGTTGGAAACAACAAGGCTAATCCTATGTGGCCCGCCAATAAGGCGGTGGCATGGGGTTGTTTGTGGATGGACGATTCGATTGGGGGGTATGCATACGACTACTTGAAAGAAGGTGTTTCTCTAGATCGTCTACGGGATGAGTGCGACAATGCGGGTATTGTGGTGGGTCACAACGTCAAGTTCGACTTGCTGTACATCTACCGTGATACTAATGACAAGCTGCCCCGTATCTGGGATACGCAGCTAGCAGCCTACATTCTCAGTGCACAACAGCATCTTTACCCAAGCCTAGACGAGTTGACTCTTCAGTACATCGGCGAACACGCACTGAAGGACGACAAGATCAAAGCCTACTGGAAGGCTGGTGTAGAGACTGAAGACATTCCGAAGGCAGAGCTTCTAGCCTACTTGGAAGGTGACGTACGCAACACTACTGCGATTTTCAAAGAGCAGTGGGAAGAATGTGAGCAGCTAGAGATTCTGCCCCTAATGCTTACGCAGATGGATGCCCTACGTGCCACCATTGAGATGAATCGCAACGGCATGCGTGTAGATTGGGACTACGTAGACCTACAGCGCAAGGTGTACAGTGAAATTCTTGAATCAGCTAGGAGTGACGCGGAGCGGCTAGCGCCCGGTGTGGACACGGCTAGTCCTAAACAATTGTCCCTCTACTTCTTTGGTGGAGAGGAAAAATACAAGGAGAAAGAACAAGATGGCTTTTATAAGAATGGTAATCCACGGTTTAAAACTGTGGAAAAGATTCGTAAGATCGAAGGTAAATACCCGCCGCCGGGGGAGCTAGGCAAGGGTGGTTACTACAGCACTGACGATAGTGTGCTGCGTGATTTAGCTACACATCGGCTTGACCCGCTTGCCAATACGTTACTAATAATCCGTGAGGCCAGCAAGATTAAGGAGACATACTACGACGGTCTGCATAGTCTGCGGTTCCTAGATGGAAACATCTACCCCAACCTAAACCATTGTTCAACTAAGACAGGGCGACTATCAGCAACTAACCCTAATCTACAGAATCAGACAGATGCTGGAGATGTCAAGCGTTCCTACGTCAGTAGGTATGGAAAAGATGGTCACATCCTAGAGCTAGACTATTCTCAGCTAGAGATGGTTGCACTGGCCTACCTAGCAGATGACAAGCAACTAATCGACGACATCAACAATGGGCGCGACATGCACCGTGAACTGTACAAAGAGATGTACGGTGTGTACCCCACTGACAAAGAGCGTAAGCCATTCAAACGGTTTAGCTTCCTGCTGGTGTACGGTGGCGGTGCTGCTACGCTAATGGCACAGAGTGGTTGCGACAAAGCAACTGCTAAGAAATTCATCAACACGTTCTACACACGTTACAAAGGAGTGAAGGCATACCATGAGCGAATCGTAAAGGAAGCCGAAGAGAAGGCGGTGGTCAGCTACTCTAAAGACAAGACAGGGCCGGACTACCACTACTACCATGCTAGCCCTACAGGGCGACACTACATCTTCAAGAAGTATCCTAACGAATACAAGGGCGGGCTATCTTTTAGCCCTACCGAATTGAAGAACTGGCCCATTCAAGGCTTTGCCACTGGCGACGTTGTACCTATGATGGTAGGCATTCTTCTGAACAACCTAGAGAAGGAAGGGTTGCATGAGGAAGCGAAACTAGTAATGACTGTGCACGACAGTGTTGTGCTTGACGTTCCATCTAAACTACTTTACAATGTAGCTTCTGTAGCAAAGAACACTTTAGAGAGTGCGCCTTCATATCTAAAGTGTCTTTTCAACATCGACTTTCCATGCAAACTAAGTGTTGGTGTGGAAGCAGGAATTAACTGGCAAGACAAAGAGGAACTTAAACTATGAGCTATACCATTGAGAACATCACCCAAAAAGAAGTCAACACCAAGTTCGGCCCCAAGCCTGCCTACACTGTGCATGCTAACGGCGAGCGTTTCAGTTACGGTTTTAAGAAGCCTGCGTTCAAGATTGGAGACACCGTAGACTTCCAATTTACCGAGAACACTTACGGCAAGAACATCGACCTAGCAAGCGTTCGCATGCTGGCTAAGGGGGAGGGTGCGGCTGCTCCTGTTGGTGCTGCTGTAGGCGGTTCTAGCCCTGCTCCTAAGGCTTATAGCGCCCCTGCTAAGGTGTTCCCAATTCCCCCGCTACATGGTGACCGCGCCATTGTGCGTCAGAATTCAATCACCAATGCTGTGAAAGCTGTGTCTGACTTTTCAGGAATAGACACTGACGACATGAGTATTAACGAATATGTAGACATTATCATTACCTTTGCCCGTAAGTTTGAGGCTTACTCATGCGGTGATCTTGACGTAGCACAAGCTGAAGAGATGGTTGCTAAAGAGGCATAATGAAAACAATTGACACCTTAGTGCCTGACATTTACAAGTTCATTAGTGGTGAGCTACCCGCAGCCACTAAGAACAATCTTGTGAGTGTTAGCTATGACAAGTGGCTTAGCCCACGATC